ACTTCCAAAGAAACGCATGTATGAAAAGTTTGGCAAAGAAAGTGAAACGTTTGACCTAGTTGGTCGTGTACACTTAGATAGTTTGAACTTGTATCGTAAGTACACTTATGAAGAGCGTCACACATATCGACTAGATGCTATCGGCGAAGTTGAAGTAGGTGAGAACAAAGTTCCGTATGAAGGAACACTTGATGCACTTTACAACAACGACTTCCGCAAGTTTATTGAATATAACATTCAGGATACTGCACTACTTGACAAGTTGGACAAGAAACTACGCTTTATTGATCTAAGTAACGAACTAGCACATGCTAATACTGTTATGCTACAAACTACAATGGGTGCTGTTGCTGTTACAGAACAGGCTATTGTTAACGAAGCACATCACAGAGGCTTACAAGTTCCTAATCGTAAGAAATATGACGATGAAGCAACACAAGCCGCTGGAGCGTATGTTGCGTTTCCAAAGAAAGGCTTGCACAAATGGATTGGGTCAATGGATTTGAATTCGCTGTATCCAAGTGTTATTCGTGCATTAAACATGGCTCCAGAAACTATTATAGGACAGATACGTCCAGAGATTAGTGACAGTCGTGTACATGAGGACATGGGACTAAAGAAGAAGTCATTTGCAGGCAGTTGGGAAGGACGTTTTAGTACAGAAGAATACGAAGCAGTTATGGATCAAAGCAAAGATATTCCATTAACTATTGACTGGGAAAGCGGAGGCAGTGATGTACTATCAGGTGCTGAACTTTACAAAGTAATCTTTGACAGCAATCAACCGTGGATGCTTAGTGCTAACGGTACTATCTTTACTACAGAGTTCGAAGGTGTTATTCCAGGTATCCTAAAGCGTTGGTACAGTGAACGTAAAGAATTACAAGCACATCTTAAGAAAGCAAAAGACGCAGGTAATGCTGTTGAAACTGAATATTGGGATAAGCGACAGTTGGTTAAGAAGATTAACTTGAACAGTTTGTATGGTGCTATTCTTAATCCAGGTTGTAGATTCTTTGATAAACGTATTGGACAGTCAACTACACTTACAGGACGTACAATTGTTAAGCATATGAGTGCTGAAGTTAATAAAACTATTACAGGTGTATATGATCACGTAGGCGAAGCAATGATCTATGGTGATACTGACTCTTGTTACTTTAGTGGATATCCTACACTTAAAGAACAAATTGACAACGGTCAATTACCGTGGGATAAAGACAATGTAATTAAACTGTATGATCAAGTATGCGAGGCGGCTAATGAAACATTTCCAGAGTTTATGTTAGATGCGTTCCATTGTCCAAAGAGTAGGTCAGATGTTATTGCGGCGGCACGTGAGATTGTTGCACAATCAGGTTTGTTTATTACTAAGAAACGTTATGCGGCATTAGTATATGATATTGAAGGCTTTAGAAGTGACACCGATGGCAAGCCTGGTAAAGTAAAAGCGATGGGCTTAGACTTGCGTAGATCAGATACGCCTGTGTTTATGCAAGAGTTTTTAAGTGAACTATTGCTTATGGTACTTACAGATAAACCGCAAAGCGATGTACTTGAGCGTATTACAGAATTTCGACAATCATTCCACGAACGCCCTGGATATGAAAAAGGTTCGCCTAAACGTGCAAACAAAGTTGGACACTATCGTCGACTAGAAGAAAAACAAGGCAAAGCAAACATGCCCGGACACGTCCGAGCAAGCCTTAACTGGAATACACTAAAACGTATGAACGGCGACAAATATTCGCAAGAGATCGTTGATGGTATGAAAGTTATTGTTTGCAAACTAAAAGCCAATCCACTAGGGTATACAAGTGTTGCGTATCCAACAGATGAATTGCGTATACCAGAATGGTTTAAAGAACTTCCATTTGATGATACGGCAATGGCTGAAACTATTATTGATAATAAACTAGACAACTTAATTGGTGTGCTTAACTTTCCGTTAGAAGATACTAAGCGACACAATACATTTGGTAGTCTATTTGAATTTGGAGATTAATTATGTGGGCATTAGTTTTTATATATTTTTATGAAGTTACACCATATGTAGAACTTGTTACTGTACACGAATCAATGACAGAGTGTTTTCAAGCAAGAGAATCATTGAGTGCAGAAGTTGGCAAAGGCGCTGGATATTTCAAACCAGAACAGCAAGCAATTTGTATTAACATGAATGAGAGTTAGTTATGAAAGTTAAAATTGGAAATGTTGGCGGCGAAGTCACTAAAAAAGATGAAAGATATGTAGTTAAGGATAATACACGTTTAAATAATCTAGTATTAAGTAGTACAGATTTAAATCCATTAATGTCTACTAGTGGACATTCACACAAAGGACAAGAAGAAATATATTATATTGTGTCTGGTAGTGGTAGAATAGAACTAGATGATAAAACAATAAGCATTAAAGAAAATGATGTAATATTAATTGAAGATGGTGTATTCCATCGTGTACACGCAGGTCCAGTAGGATGCTATTTTGTTTGTGTATTTGATGGGAGTAGAAAACATTGAAGATTAAAATAGAGTTAGAAATTGACACTGATGTTGAGCAGGACCTAAATACTATTCAAGAACTTATTGAAAAATTAAGAGAACTAGCGGAGTATATGGAATGAAAGTAGGATTTACTTGTAGCACATTTGATTTACTACACGCAGGACATTTAATTATGTTACGTGAAGCAAAAGAACAATGTGATTATCTTATATGCGGATTGCAAGTTGATCCTAGTGTAGACAGAGCAGAAAAGAACGCTCCGGTACAAACAGTAGTAGAACGCTACACACAACTAAAAGGTGTCGAGTATGTAGATGAAATTATTCCATACGGCACAGAAACTGATTTAGAAGACATCCTTAGTATGTACCCAATTGATGTACGTATACTAGGCGAAGAATATCGCGACAAAGACTTTACAGGCAAGGATATTTGTCGTAAACGTGATATTGATTTACACTTTAACAAACGAGATCATCGTTTTAGTTCAAGTGATTTACGGAGAAGAGTTTGTGAATAAATTTATATTTGATGTAGATGGTACACTAACTCCAAGTCGAGGTCACATAAACTTAGACTTTGCTATGTGGTTTAGTGATTTCTGTTTAACAAACGATGTATATCTTGTTACTGGCAGTGACAAGCCTAAAACTGTTGAGCAAATTGGAGAAGACATTTACAATAAATGTAAACGTGTTTATCAATGTTCAGGCAGTGATGTTTGGGAAGGTAGTAAAAATGTTAAGTCGGATACATGGAGACCTACTATGCCTGTAAAGGCTTGGCTAGAGGATAAACTTGAAGAAAGTTCATTTCCATTACGTACAGGGTTACATATCGAAGAACGACAAGGTATGGTAAACTTTAGTGTAGTAGGACGCAATGCATCTTTATATGAACGTAAACAGTATGTTGATTACGATACAAAACACAATGAACGTAACTATATTGCTGAATTATTTAATAGAGAATTTCCAAATTTAATTGCACGACCAGGTGGCGAAACTGGTATTGACATTAGCCCTGCAGGAAATGACAAAAGTCAAATCATTTATGATTTTGATATTGACGATATGTTACACTTTTACGGAGACCGTATGGACGTACAGGGTAACGATTATCCTTTGAAAAAAGTTTTATGGGAAAGAGGAAACAGTTCTACTCATGAAGTAAAGGAATGGCATCAAACTTGGGAGTTACTTAAATGCATATAATGCTGACCGGTCATAGAGGTTACATAGGTAGTCGGCTATTAGAAAGACTTAGAAAAGATAACAGTGTTGTAGGATTTGATCTACAAGACGGACAGGATTTATACGATTGCGACTTACCAGAAAAGTTTGATTTAATCGTACACTTAGCAGGCAAAAGCGGAGTACGTGAAAGTACTAATGATCCAGCAGGCTATTGGCGTAATAATGTCGAAGTAAGCCAGCGTATTTTTAAAAGATACGGAGACGATACACGTATACTGTATGCAAGCAGTTCAAGTGCTTACGAGCCCGATTTGAACCCTTATGCGGCGTCTAAGTATTGTGTAGAGGAAGCCGCTGAACGCTATCCTGATACACTAGGTATGCGATTTCATACAGTGTATGATCATAATCCACGCAAGGGTATGTTTATGCAAAAACTAATTGACGGAGAACTAGAATACATTACTACGCACTATAGAGATTTTATTCACTTAGAAGATTTATGTGACGGTATTGAATTACTCATTAAAAGTAGGTATTCTGGCACAGTTGATATTGGTACTGGCAGACCATTTAAAGTCCAAGACTTTGCAGACAACTTGCCCATTCGCCTAAATACCCCGAATGAAAGGCAATGGACTTGTGCAAATATGGATAGAATGAAGACTTTGGGCTTTAATCCCAAACATTGTATAGAAAAAGTCTTGACAAATATGCCAAAAGATAATATAATTAAACTTGAAATAGGAGAAAAAACCACATGAAAGACATTTTACAAGACGTTGTTGCACACACTCATGCACTAGGCTTTCTAGCACTAGTAAAAGTGAGTGCTGATAATGACACAACAATTGATGCAATGGCCGAGGATCGCTCAGTTATTTTATCAGGACTTACGCATACACCTGTTGCTGAATTCAAAGGCACATTTGGTATGCCTAACTTAGATAAGTTAGCACTACACTTGAAGAATCCAGAGTATCAGAAAGATGCTAAGATTGATGTAATTGAAGCAGAACGCAATGGAGAAGTTATTCCTACGCACATTCACTTTGAAAACACAGCAGGTGACTTTGAAAATGATTATCGCTTTATGAACAAAGCAATTATCGAAGAGAAACTTAAAACTGTAAAATTTAAAGGTGCGGCATGGAATGTTACATTCCAACCAAGCATGGCAAGTATTGCACGTATGAAGTTAATGAGTGCGGCACATAGTGAAGAACCTACATTTAATGTAATGACTAAAAACGGTAACTTAGTGTTTAGTTTTGGTGATGCAAGTACACACGCAGGTGAGTTTGTATTCCAACATGGTATTGAAGGAACACTTGCACACACATGGAGTTGGCCTGTTGCACAAGTACAATCAATCTTAAACTTAGATGGTGATGCTACAATGAGTATTTCAGATCAAGGTGCTATGATGATTAGTGTCGATAGTGGCATGGTCAAGTACGATTACATCCTTCCAGCACAGAGCAAATAATGAATAAAGACCTAACAACAGCACAACAAGATTATGCACACTTCTTACCCGCACTTAGTGGATTCTATGCTACTTACGTAGGTAAGCAACGCTATCCTGATCCTGTCGATGGTCCTTATGTTCCTAAAAGCCGTATGCCTAATAACTTTGCAAATGATATGGAAAGTCTTAACTATCTCAATGCAAAAGAAGGAGCGTTCCAGTACAAGTGGTGCCTTTACAGTGCAGGTCATGCTGAACTAGATGTTAATAAGCATAGTCCTAAAGAAGATATGATCCGTAACAGGGACCGCGAAAACACTTGGATGCTAGGTGATAGCGGTGGTTTCCAAATTGGTAAAGGTGTTTGGGAAGGCGATTGGAAAGATCCTAATTGCCCTAAAGCACAAAAGAAACGTGATGGCGTTCTACGTTGGATGGATGCTTATATGGACTATGGAATGATACTTGATATTCCAGCCTGGGTGGCACGTTCACCTGCTGGTGCAAAAGCAACAGGCATTAGTACATATCAAGAAGCAGTAGTAGCAACACGCATTAACAACGACTACTGGATGAAACATAGAACAGGCGCTTGTAAGTTATTAAACGTATTGCAAGGTGAGAATCATGCAGACGCTGATGACTGGTACGAGCAAATGAAAGACTATTGTGATCCAGTTAAGTATCCTGACAAACATTTTAATGGATGGTCAATGGGTGGACAGAACATGTGCGATGTGCATTTGGTTCTTAAACGTATTGTTGCATTGCACTATGACGGACTACTACAAAGCGGCATACACGATGTAATGCACTTCTTAGGCACAAGTAAACTAGAGTGGGCTTGCTTGCTAACAGACGTACAACGTGCTATACGCAAGCACTACAACCCTACTATGATGCTTACATTCGATTGTGCTTCGCCTTTCTTAGCAACTGCTAACGGACAAGTATACACATCTAATGAAACACCTGACAGAGGTAAGTGGACTTACCGAATGGTGCCTAGTGTAGACGAACTAAAGTATGCTACTGATACACGTACATTTAAAGACGCTACCACACAAGATGGTATTTTTAAAGTGTTTGAAGATAGTCCAATTACTGACGGGTTGTTAGTTAATGATATTTGTACATACAAAAAAGGTGATCGAAATAAAATTGGAACACCTAAGGTAAGTGCTGGCGAAGTTGAACTTGATAAGAATGACAAGCCTGTACTAGAGAACGGTAAACCTATTGTTCGAAAGAAAGACTCTACAAGTTGGGATAGTTTTAGTTATGCTATCCAAATGGGTCATAATGTATGGACACATGTTAATGCTGTACAAGAAGCAAACAGGCAGTATGACGCAGGGGTTATTCCTAAGATGCTTGTACAAGAACAATTTGATAGAGTAATGTTTAGAGATGTTGTAGAGGAGATCTTTTCAAAGACAACACGAGAAGAATCCTTAGAAACAATTGAAAAGTACACAAAGTTCTGGATGGCTATTCCAGGTACTAGGGGTGCTATTGGTAAAAAGACTGTAAACAGTTCGACATTCTTTGATGCACTATTTGATGTAGAAGGACCTGAAGAAGTCCTTGAAGAAGAACTCGACGAAACTAAGTTGGAGGATTTAGAAGATGAGCAATTACACGGACAGACATGATAAGATTTCTGCACACTTGCAGGAGTTGTTTGTAAAACACAGAAAACTTGACGAAGAGATAACAGTGCTGTTTAATAACTTTGAATCCGAGCAAACACTTAATCGAATGAAAACACAAAAACTTTGGCTTAAAGACGAAATACATAGACTAGAAACTGAACTAAAGGCATTATAATATGAAGCGTGATTATGAAAGCGGTGTAAGTGATACTCCTATATTCTTTACAGGCGTTGAAGTTGAAAAGACTCCTGCGTTTGGAATGAAGACATTATTTGTTACAGGTATACAAGACTATAACGAAGTAATGAAGTATTACAAAGAAGAACAATGCGAACATATCTTCTTTGGTGCTAATCATTCATATAATCCTAAGACCGCAGATGAGTTTGACGATTGGGATATAGCAATCAAGGCGTATGTAAAAGAAGGCATACTATGTAGTTTAGACATTCCGAGTACTGTTAATTTAGAATGGTTTATGGAAGGTGGACTAATAGAGTATGAAAACTTTATTCCACAGATACGTGTTGTATTACCTTATATTAAACAGTGGAACTATAACACAATGATTAAGATTGATGACAAAGATTTTAAAGCATCTAATCCAGGCGTTTGGTGCCATAGCCTGCATGATTTAATGGACCGTAATAAATTTACGGATTGGACAAAATATGGCCTTGACAAAGTGATAAAGTGATAGTATAATGAGTATAACAAATGAAAGATATTATGACTACATGTTACGCAGAACAAGAGAAGAAGATATGAAAATGACACAAGAAAATGCACTAAATAATGCACAACGAAGTGTATGGGTAACCTTTAGAAAAGAAGGTGTCCATATGTATCCAGGAGCAGATAGTGATCCGAAATTGGCAACAGGAGATTGGGACGATGTGTCGTTTCTTGGTATTCCTCATCGTCATATTTTTCACTTCCGGGTGCGTATCGAAGTGTTCCACAACGATAGAGACATCGAATTCATCCAGTTCAAAAGATGGATGGAAAGACTTTATAATGGACAAAGCACGTCCGACGGTGAAGTGCTTATTCTAAATCATCGTTCGTGCGAAATGATCGCAGACGAACTGTATGAAAAAATCACTGCAAAGTACCCAAGCCGCTTTGTAGAAATTGATGTCGCCGAAGATGGCGAAAATGGCTGTTCAATATTTTATCCCCGCCCGTAGATGCTGTTAAAAAAGGAAACACTAAAATGGCAATTAAATTTAATCGTGAAGCATACAATCGTGTCTTTAACGACTTGGATAAGTTACGCGACTTCTGTCGCTTTGAAGGTAAAGTTTTTAATGAAAAAGATCTTTACAAAAACGATGCTCCTGTGTGGATTGCATACAACAAGCATCAAGGCTGGCTTCGTGCAAAAGCACGTAATGGTGGCAAAAACTTTGTACCTCGGAGAAAGTAAATGACAATCTTTATTGTAGACATCGAAGCAGTAGATACACGTTACACTGCACAGTGGAAGGAGTACTTACCTAAACAACTTCGTCATGCTACAAATGAAGATGTCGTTGTAATTTCAGGTGGAGAGACTCCTCAGGCAACTACGCCTGGGGCGTTTCTTAACTTTGGTGGTACTAACGTATACAAATCAAAACAACTAGAAAAGATAGGTGAAATGTTCTGTGCAGGAACTGTTAAAAACGGTGACTACTTTTTATACACTGATGCATGGAACCCTACTGTTATACAATTAAAGTATATGGCAGAACTACTAGACATTGACGTTACTATTGGCGGCCTATGGCATGCTGGTAGTTACGATCCACAAGACTTCTTAGGCAGACTTATAGGTGATAAGCCTTGGGTAAGGCATGCCGAAATGTCAATGTATGAATGTTACGATGATAACTTTTTTGCAAGCGAATTCCATATTGACTTGTTTACAGACACTATGATGGACAATTATGATGTTGACATGGACAAAGCAATTAGAGTTGGTTGGCCTATGGAATACTTGGCTAATAGTTTAGATAGTTATAAAAATATGCCTAAGCGTGATCTTATATTGTTTCCACATAGAGTTGCTCCCGAAAAGCAAGTTGAAATATTTAGAGATCTTAAAGCAAAACTGCCACAATATGACTTTGTTGTATGTCAAGATCAAGAACTTTCAAAGAACGAATATCATAACTTACTAGGCGAGGCTAAGATAGTGTTTAGTGCTAACTTGCAAGAAACACTTGGCATTAGTTGGTATGAAGGAGCATTAGTTGATGCTATTCCTATGGTACCAGATAGACTAAGTTACAGCGAAATGGCACTGCCTGAATTTAAATATGATAGTGCATGGACTGAAGACTATGATGCATATTTAGAAAATAGTGATAAGGTAGTAAAACAAATTGTTGAATACATGGAAAATTACGAAGACTTTTTACCAAGTCTTAATAAGCAGATTACAAAACTTAAAAAAGAGTTTTTTAGTGGCAGCGAACTTTACAAGGCTCTCGGTGATGAGTAACGAATATACGATATCTACATCAACAACATCCCCTATTACTATTGATATTGATACATCGTATACAAACGATACCGGTAGTGAATATACATTTAATACAGATAATATTACAGTATCTAGTAGTCATAATAGCACTATTACAATTGACGACACGCACTGGGCTGACAATATTAGTTGGGATCAAACTGAGTTTAAAGATACTATGCCTAGTGTACAAAAAATAGAAGATATGTGTGAAGAATATCCTGCACTAAACAGAGCCTATGAAACTTTTAAAACAATATATAAAATGACATTACAAGACTATAAAGGTAAACAAAATGATTAAGAAACATTATTACAGTTGGGCTGACGTAGAAAGTATGTGTGTAAGCATTGTAAACCAGATGTACACAGACAATTGGCGTCCTGATTATATTGTAGGTATTACCCGTGGTGGTAATGTTCCTGCTACTATTATTAGCAATATGACTGGTATTCGTTGTGAAGCACTTAAAGTAAGTTTGCGTGATGATAACCGTGATAGCGAATCTAACTGTTGGATGGCAGAAGATGCATTTGGTTATAATGACGGTACTATAATTACAGGCGGTCCGTTGCATAAGAACATCCTTATTGTAGACGACATTAACGATACAGGTGCTACATTTAATTGGATCAAAGAAGACTGGGCGGCAAGTTGTTTGCCAATGGATCCTAAGTGGAATAGCATATTTGGCAACAATGTTCGATTTGCTACACTAACAGATAATTTAGCAAGTGAATTCACAAGTGGTGTTAGTTACACATGCCATGAAGTAAATAAAACAGAAGAGGATGTGTGGTTAGTTTATCCTTGGGAAAATGTAGGAGTATACTAATGGAACAACAAATAGATAGATTAGATTTATTTCCGGTTCCGATCTTAGGAACACAATACGAACATGCAGAAAGTTTAGCACAAACACTTATTCCAATGTTTCACAAAGCAGAAGCAGAAGACAAGAATCCTCCCCCTTATAGTGCAAACGGTTACACAAATTATCATCCAAGCAAACAAGTAATTGAATGGATTGAAGTTAACGCATTGCGTGATTGGATCGGTCAAATTGCTATGGAAGGTAATAAACTTTTGGGTCTTAAAAGCGATTTAACGTTTACCGGTAGTTGGTTTAGTATTAACAGAAAGCATACATATCATGAAATGCACAACCATATTCCAAGTACTTGGAGTGGTGTTTATTATGTACAAGCCGAAGAAGATGATGCTCCAATTACATTTTATGATACTAACAAAGATACTAATTGGCCTTGGGCTGGATACGACGAAGCAAATTTATATAATACACCTTCGTACAGTATAACTCCTAAAACAGGACGTATGATAATTTTTCCTTCACACTTACGGCATGGTGTTGCTCAACAAAAAGTTGATCGAGAACGCATTACTATAAGTTTTAATTTGATGGCAACAGGAACAGAATAATGGGTCCTTGGACTGATGTATTAATTGATACAAAAGAATTTACAGTATACAAAGATGCTTATCCAGTTACAGAAGGACACGTTCTATTTGTGCCTAAGGTAGAAGACTGGGTACATTTAACAGCATGTTTTAAAGCCGCATATCAATGGGGATATGACTGGACTGAACGGGGATACTGTGATGCATTTAATATTGGGCAAAACGTTGGAGAATCAGCAGGTCAAACTGTTATGTACCCACACGTTCATTTAATTCCTAGGCGCAAAGGCGATATGGATGATCCGCGCGGCGGCGTACGACACGTAATACCTAACAAAGGCAACTACAGGAAAGGAACGTATGTTGAAACAACAAATGATTAATGCGGCAAAATTACATGCCGAAGCAGAGATCTTATTACACAAAACTAATATTAATGTGTATATGGAAAAAGTTGTTGGCATTGGTGAGCATTCAGATATTATTGAAACAATTCAAAAAGAATTGGATGCTATGGCTACTGCTGATGACAGACTCGAAATGCTGAACAAATACTTTAATGACTAGAACACTCTTTATAGGCGACAGTCATACATGCGGATATAAAACTGTTCCTGGAGAACAAGGTCTAGGCAGTTTTTCCGTATGGAATGAAAATAGTTATGTTGAAGAATATGCAAAACTACATAATAAAAAGGCTGTAGTCTATGCCATGCCAGGCGCAAACAATCGATCGTATGCTGACTGGTTAGGAAGTATGTTTAAAAAATATGATGACATTGATGAAGTTATTATCTTAATGTCATCATTAAACAGATTCATTTTAGGATTTAATGAAAAACTTGATCCTAAAGTAGTACCCATAGATGAATTTACGCACTACGAAGGTACTAACAAAAACAAGACTGTTGATAGATATCTTGACCAGATTATATCAGGAGACTATTTACAACTGTATCAAAAACCACATGAAGGTGATTACGAACAGTTCCCCGGACTAAAATTTAGTTACGAAGATGGATTAAGCGAGCCTAATATCCGTGAAGCATCTTATATGCAAATTAAAACATTCTTTGAACTTAATACACACTTAGAACAACGTGATTTCTTTAAAGATATTTATACATGGGACAATATGTGTGCTGATAAGAATATTCCATTATACTTGTTTAAAATGAGAGAAAGAACATTCTTTCCTGAAGAATGGAACTTTTATGGTAATCTTAAAGTAACTAAAATTGCTGAGAAAAGTGTAGAGCAATACTTTACAGATAAGAACATAAATCATGAAAGTTACTTCGAAGAAGACAAAGAACATTTTAATCAATCCTATCATCAGTTAATTGCTACAAAATTTTTAAAACACTTGACAAAAACCTAAATAGATAGTATACTATAAACATAACAACGGAGTTTTAAATGAAATTAAGATATTCAGAAGCATTCTATTCTGTACAAGGTGAAGGCAAGTTTGTAGGAGTACCTAGTGTATTTCTACGTACATTCGGATGCAACTTCCGTTGTATGAACTTTGGTTTAAAAAATGAACCTATGCGTGATGTAAAACAAAAGCAAGGCATTATTCATAATGCTGAAGTGCAAGGGTTAATTGACGCAGGCGTACATGAAACTACTAAAGAGTTTAACGACTTGCCTATTATACATACTGGTTGTGATACTTATGCAAGTATCTATCCAGAATTTAAAAAGTTTAATAAACAAGCAGAAGTTGAAGAAGTTGTAGAACATCTGCTATCACTTACTCCAGAAGGTAAGTGGACAATGGAAAATGGACAAGACGTCCATTTAATTATGACAGGTGGCGAACCGCTACTTGCTTGGCAACGGTTGTATGTCGAGTTATTTGAACACCCACGTATGCAGGACTTAAAAAATGTTACATTTGAAACAAACACTACACAACATCTACACGAAGATCTATTTAACTATCTCAACAAAAGCGACAGAATTACAGTCACTTGGAGTTGTTCCCCAAAACTTAGTGTTAGCGGAGAACCTTGGGAAACTGCTATTAAGCCTGACGTTGCTAGTGACTATCAGCGTGTTAGTGATAGCGAACTTTATCTCAAGTTTGTTGTCGCTACTAATGACGACTTTGACGAAGTCACTAAGGCTGTGGACGCTTATAGAAGTGCCGGGGTGGAATGTCCGGTATATCTTATGCCGATGGGCGGACGCAGTGAAGAATATGTTCTCAACGTCAAAGAAGTCGCCGAAGCATGTATGGAAAGGGGATGGCGTTTTACCCCCAGACTTCATATCTCCCTCTTTGGAAATGCATGGGGAACTTAGAGATTATAAAAATGCACAACACGAAAAAGCAATGAAGGCTCCGATTAGAAACTTAGACGACGAATTAAGATCAAAAGGATTACTATGAACCACATATTTACAAGCGAAAGTGTAAGTGACGGCCATCCAGATAAAGTAGCAGACCAAATTAGTGATGCATTAGTTGATGCAGGATTATATTACGGTGATGAAACTACACGGGTCGCTATTGAAACACTTGTAACTACTAACATGGTGACGTTAGCAGGTGAAGTAAAGAACTTTAACGTAACAAGTGCAAACGTAGAGCATATTGTACGCAACAAAGTTAAAGAAATTGGTTACGAGCAAAATGGATTTCATTGGAATACGTTAAAGTTTTATAATGAAATACATGAACAAAGTGCAGACATTGCACTAGGTACAGACGACTTTGGTGCAGGAGATCAAGGACTTATGTTTGGGTATGCGTGTAATCACACTCCTAGTATGATGCCGGCACCTATACATTATAGTCATGCAGTATTAAAGAATTTAAAAACAAAACGTGGAAGTATACTAGGTCCAGATGCTAAGAGTCAAGTAAGTGTAGAGTACTACGGAGCAAGACGGGACGGTATAATTAAACGCATTGACCAAGTTGTGATAAGTACTCAACACTCAAAAGGCAATGTAGAAGAAGCAAGGCATATTTGTAAACTTGCGGCAATGGAAGAACTAGGAGACTTGATCGATGAAAACACTGTATGGCATCTTAATCCTACTGGTAATTTTGTTATTGGTGGACCCGATGGAGACACAGGTCTCACAGGTAGAAAGATTATTGTTGATACTTATGGTGGTTTTGCTCCCCATGGTGGCGGCGCATTTAGTGGCAAGGATCCTACCAAAGTAGACCGTAGTGCGGCTTATATGGCACGTTGGCTTGCTAAGAACGTAGTAGCAGACAACATGGCAGACTGGTGTAACATACAACTAAGTTACGCTATTGGCATTAAAGAGCCTACTAGCATTTATGTTGATTCAAATGGTCACAATGCAAGTATTGAAAAGTTTATCCGTAATGAAATTGATTTAACTCCAAAAGGAATCATTGACAGATTCAACTTATTCAAGTATAATAATTATAGTAACAATTGTACCTATGGACACTTTGGTGACAAAGATGTACCATGGGAGAAAATAGGATGGTAAATATGGGTTGGTGGAACAAACTAGTACGTAATAAAAAAGAAGCCGAAGTAGAAACTAAGGACAGTCGAACACCAGAAGACGTTCGACGTGCGGCATTAGAACAAGAAAAAGAAGAGGCTACAAAAGATAACAAGCCCTGGGTTGCTGTATTAGACACTCAAGTTAATTCAGACAATATTCGAAACGGATTCTTTGAACTTGATTGGAATAATCAGTTTATTGAAGATTTACTTGATGCTGGATACACTGGCGAGTCTAATGAAGAAATTGTTGATAAGTGGTTTAGAACTATTGTATCACAAATGCTCGAAGAGGATGGACAAGATCCTAAACGTGATGCAGGATATATCAATGTTGTGCCTATTGACAAAGGTAAGAGTGAAGTATCTTAATGGTTGACAACAGCCAGATCTGGTGTTATAATAATACTATAAATTATACAAAGGCAAACTAATGGCAACTTATATTCTAGTAGACACTGCAAACACATTTTTTCGTGCAAGGCATGTAGTACGTGGCGATATTGACACAAAGGTCGGTATGGCCTTTCATATTACGCTTGCAGGTGTTAAGAAAGCATGGAAAGACTTTAATGCTGATCATGTTGTGTTTTGTTTAGAAGGACGCAGTTGGCGTAAAGACTATTACGAGCCTTACAAGCGTAACAGGCAAGTAAGCCGTGATGCACTTACACCTAGTCAGCAAGAAGAAGATAAAGTGTTTTGGGAGTGCTTTGATGAGTTTAAAGACTTTGTTACAGACAAGACTAACTGTACTGTTATGCGTCATTCGCAACTAGAAGCAGATGATCTTATTGCAGGTTGGGTACAAGCACATCCTAATGACAATCATGTTATTATTAGTACTGATGGTGACTTTGCACAATTGATTGCGCCTAACTGTAAACAGTACAACGGTATACAAAATGTTACTATTACACACGAAGGTTACTTTGATGACAAAGGTGCAGAAGTTATTGA